GCAAATCCGCAAAATATCCGGCTCGGTTGATAAGCAAGAGTTGTCGCCGGAAGAGCAGCAGGCAATGAAGGCGCAGAAGGAAGAGCAGGAGCAGCAAAAAGCACTGCAATTCAAAGCAATGGCTGCAGAAGTTGAAGGGAAAATAGCGGAGGCCAAAAAGAAAATGGCCGAAACCGCAGCGCTTGAAGCAAATATGGGCATTGATAACGCCACCAAAGTTGAGCAGCTGAACAAGCTCAAGGCCGAAACCAAACAAATCATTGCCAACGTGGTAAAAATTCGCCAAGAGACAGTGCGAGTAATTGACCAAGACATAAAGCAGCTGGCTCCACCTGAGCCAAAATAGGCCGCTTAACACTAACCCGCTTCGGCGGGTTTTTTATTGCCAAAAATTTCATAAAGCCTCGCCTTCGTGCGGGGCTTTTTTGTTTCCAGTTTTTTCGCATCGCCCGAGCGATAGAGGGCAAAACCGATAGCGCAGCACATGCGATAAATGGCGGAGAGAGTGATGAGTACAGCAGTTAGCACGACCGAAGGTGTGGCAGATATTGATTTGGGTGATGGCATTACCGACGAGCAGGTTAACGCAATTATCGAAAGCGGCGATTCTGACGCAATCGAGGCGTTAATGCGCGGTGAAGTTCCAGAACTAAAGCCGGTTGTCGAGGCTGCACCAGCTCCAGAAGTTGTTAAAACAGGCGAAGAAGAAAGCGCGGCGTCCGGTGCAACAGCAGAAGAGCAATCGAAAACAACCGATGCTGACAGCGCAATTGTTGATGAAACAAAAGCGCCGGTTTTGAGCAAAGACGGTAAACGCACCATTCCCTATGAAGTGCTGGAAACCGCAAGACAGCGGGCAACAGCTGCAGCAGAAGAGGCGAACTCACTGCGCGCAAAAGTAGCGGAATACGAAGGCAAAAATCAGCAGGTAAATAAGTTCCTGAAAGCGAAAGGCATTGACCCCGAGTCAATTACTGATGAGCAAGTCGAGTCTCTTTCTGCTGAAGAAATGCAGCAGCTCGAAGAAATTGATCCGCTTATTGGTAAGGCCGTTCGTTTGCTGAATGAAAACCTGAGTCGCACGCAACCTGCACCAGCCGCTCCAGCTCAAACGGGCAACCCGGTAATGGATGCAATTGCTGCTAACACCGATCTGAATAGCTGGAAAGCCAGCGACCCGGACCGCTGGGATTTTGCCGTTAGTGTCGATGAAAAGCTCAAAGCCGATCCAAAGTTCCAATCACTCCCCCTAAACGAACGCTTCGCCGAGGCCGCCCGCAGAACGCGCATTGCGTTTGGCGACGAACAGGCTGAGCCGCAAAAACAAACAGAGACAACTGCCGAGATTGCTGCAAAGAAAGTCGCTGCAGCAACCGCTCAAGCAGTTCCTCGATCCCTTTCAAGTATTGGCGTAACGCCGACTTCCGAGCGCCCCCTCGCTGAGCAACTGGCTGACTTGTCTGCGTCAGAATTAACTGCGCGCATGGCGACCATGACTCAATCGCAAATCGAGGAAGTGCTCGGAGCAATTGGATAATTCTCCGAGGTAATCATGACTGTAATTAAATCTGGCAGCCCGGCTGCTAACAAACTGTTTGGTGCTGGCCTTTTTACTCAAACCACTCGCACCAATACTTTCACCAACCTGTTAACCGATGCGGCCCCCAAGTCGGTTGATAAAAACAAGGTTGATCCAAGCACCCAAACTGCACCTGGTGCGCCCATTATTCGCGTTAGCGACTTGAGCAAAACCAAAGGCGATGAAGTGACCATGGATCTGTTCCATGAGCTGAAAGGTCGCCCGACTATGGGTGATAAAAAGCTCGCCGGTCGCGCTGAAAGCATTACGTCCTCGCAATTCACTGCGAAGATCAATCAAGGTCGTCACTTGGTTGATTCTGGCGGCAAGATGACGCAACAACGTACCGTGCAGGACCTGGTGCGTGTTGCCAACTCAATGCTGTCTCCGTACTACATGAAGCTGTCGGATGAAATTACTCACATTCATTTGGCTGGCGCGCGCGGTACTGACACTAGCGGCTGGCTGACTCCGCTTGCAAGTGATGAAGAGTTTGCTGATATTTTGGTAAACCCAGTCACTCCACCTACGTTTGATCGCCATTTTTATGGTGGTGACGCAACAAGCCTGAGTGATCTGGATTCAACCGATAAGTTCAGCCTTCGTGACGTTGATCGCATTCGTTTGCGTCTCGATGAAATGGCCAACCCCATTCAGCCGATCAGATTCAAAGATGATCCAATGAGTGAGGACAATCCTTTCTTTGTCTTGTACGTAACGCCTCGCCAATGGTTTGACTTCAATCAAACTACTGAGGCTGCAACGCTTCGCACCCTGCAATCAAATGCGATTGCGCGCGGCAACTACTTTAAGAATCCAATCTTCACAGGCGATGCGTTGCTGTGGAATAACATTCTTATTCGCAAGTCTCGTCGTCCAGTGACTTTTGCTGCTAGCACTAGCGTTTCTGTTTGCACCAATTCAGAGACTGCAGCAACAACCAATGTGACAACCACCGTCGCGGTTGATCGCGCAATTTTGTTGGGTGCTCAGGCGCTGGCTGATATGTACGGCATGAGCGGTAGCTCTGCAAACGGCGGTCACCACTTCTCGATGAACACCGAGAAAACCGACCACGGCAATGCAATGGAGCACTCAATCTGCTGGATGAACGGCAAGGCGAAAATCCGCTTCAAAGGCGTTAATGGTTATGTGAGTGACCACGGCGTAATGGTGCTCGACACCGCGCGCTCGTAATCCAATCCTGAAATAAAAATCGCCCTGCATTCGCGGGGCGTTTTCGTTTCTGAATTCCAATTTTTTAGAGGGTAACCTTCATGGCTACTATTAAGGCTTCAAAATTAAACCGCGCGCCGATGAATTCAGCGCAAGGCGATGCTTGTTTTTTCACTTCATCTGTAGTGCTCGCCGCTGCAGCCATTGCTGACGTTGTTGAGTTCGCTCAACTTCCTGCAGGGTGCGAAGTTATCGATGTTCAGCTTGTGA